TCCTGAACAAAGCAGTCCATGCCGTTCTGGCTCCCCACAGCACACACACGCTGGTTTTTGTGCATAAGAAAACCGTCCTGACAGGTCAGGGCGGTTCCATAAGGAATATTCACTTTTCCATCTATGCCGTCGAAGCGCGCCCGGCGGCGGGCGATAAAGCGTTCATGCTCCACCATGGGTTAGACCTGCTCTTTCTTCTCGGCGAGCATACCGGTCAGCTCGGCGTAGTGCTCATCGGTCAGTTTGCCGGCGGCGTAGAAAATATCGATCTTCTCCGCCAGACCATCGGTACTGCCGCGCTCGATCATGCGCTTGCAGGTGCGATACAGAACCATTTCCGTTGCTTTGCTCATTGCCTTTTCCTCCTATCAGGTATTCTCAGTGTCATCCGTATCGGAGACATTCAACTCCAGAAGGGTCAGGCGATAAGCCTGATCCACGTTCATCTCGTCGGCATCCTCGATGGCAGCTTTCGCCTCCATAATCCAGCCACCAATGTCGGTCGGCTCCAGAATGACGCTCTCTGCATCATCCAGAGGCTTCCGACCAAACAGGTGGTACGGAGTGCCGGCATAAGAAATGCCCGAAGCATCAGGCTCCGGGCAGAGGATATAACAGCCGTTGTCGGCTTTTTTGATGTAGGTCACGTCCTCGGTCAAGGCAAGGACGGTGCCATCACTGGCTTTGATGATTTTGTTGAACAAGGCACTCTACCTCCAAAAATTGCATAGCAAAGCCGCCGCAGGCGCAGCAGCCGCCCATGGTCATCAAAATTTTTATAGTAGGCTTCTTGGCAGTTCATATACTGCGCTACCTCCTGCAGGGTACGTTTCCCGGCCAGCCATTCACGGTGGAACAGCTTCAGTTTCCTCCGTGCGCGTATCACGCCGTCACGGCTACCATTGACTTTGATTTTCCCGGTCTCGGTCAAGGTAAAACGAGCCTTGCACCAGCGGAAAGGCTTTGTCAGAGGGATAATCTTGCATTTCTTCTTGTTGACCGGGATGCCGCGGATTTCAAACTGGCGCACGATAGCACGGCCCAGCTTTTTCAGATCTTCGATATCCGGGAGAATGATGCAGTAATCATCCATGTAGTGTCCGGCGCTATGCGTGGACATCTGGCATTTGATCCAGTTGTCCACAGCACTGGGCATTGCCGCCATTTCTTGTTGGCTCGGCTCAACGCCCAGCGGCATCCCACGGCCCGGAAATTCGCCGGGAGCAGTATCAATAATGGTATCTGCTATCCGCCGAAAATCAGGGTTCAGGATATACCGCTGGTGCCGCTGATAGATGATAGAATGGGGTGCATAAGGAAAGAACTTCTTCAGGTCGAGCAGCAACACCCCGCCCGCACGGCCATACTTGCGGTAATGCCGTGCCAGCTGCTGTTTGATGCGCTTGATCTGCCAGTGCAGTCCCTTACCAATCCGGCTTGCACCGTTGTCATAGATCATGCTGGGGTCGTAAAGCGGCTCCAACACTTCCTTGCTGATGACCTTGTGGATTTGTCGGTCTGTAATATGAGGAGCGTCAATCCCACGAATCTTGCCGCGTTCGCAGACCGTGAAATGAACGTATTTCTTAGGCCGCCACCTTTTTGCCAAAATAAGCCGCCGCTGCTTCGCTGTGTTGGAAAACAGATATTGCCCTTGCCCACGGCCACCCGCGTGTATTTCATCGCACAGCGGCCAGCAAGAACCTTTGCGATCAGGGCAATGCCGGCGGCAGACCCATAGCTGCCGTCTTCATATTTCGCCATAAGCTCTCTCCTTAATCAATTCTTCTGGGCTTGAGGTGTGTATGGTAAACAGCGCCACGCACGCCCTCATGCGCCATGGTGGCCGTCTGCACAGTGTCAGGGTATACGCCCTCGATCACAGGCGGCAGATAGGTTCCTCTTGATGTTTCAAAGCGGCTTTCAAACAGCCGGTCTTTTCCAACAATCGGCGGATAGAAATCAGCTTCGGTAAAGCCGCCGTGGCCGATTTTGAAATCTGCCCGGCTGCTGCGGTCCTGTGAAACGGGAGGAAGCCAGCGAACCACATTTACCATCGCGCCGTGACCAATGTTCAGGTCATAGCGGTATGTGCGGTAGGTCCGCAGATACAGGCGTAGGCCAACACCGGCGGTCAGAATACGCTTGAGGGCAACTGCAATCTGATCTATCAGCGCCAGCCGTTCCTCAGAAAGCAAGCTCTGATCCACATACAGTGCGACCTTTGCAGGGTACACGTCCTGCAACTCGATATCCGAAAACTGAACACCCAGCAGCTCCCCCGCTGCCCGGATGACGGTATCGCCATCGCCGCCGGAAAGCTGTGCCAGCATCTTGACCCGGATTAAAATTCGGTAGAGGGCATCACTTGCTGCACCGCGCTGTACACCAAAGTTGGCTCCATAGCGGTCAAGGACTGCGCCCTCAGCATTTTCAAGGTCATCCCACAGCCGAACCAGTTCGGCATTTTTATGGATGACCTCAAAGCCATCTGCCAGCAGGGAAAACAGTTTTCCGATGTTCGTTTCCAGCTTACGGTTTTTTCGGACATTCTGTAGATCCCGGTGGGTATAGGGGTCTGTCAGTATGTCCAGCATCTTTTCAAGATAGCCGTATTCACGCATCGATGGTCACCATCCCATCATCCGTGACAACCTTGGAGCGGCTATCCACCGGGATGTTATCCGCCTGAAGATTTTCCGCATCCGTACCGATCAGTACATCGAAATCCAAAACACCGGGAACCTTGTACAGCACCGCCGGAAGCCGCTGGTGATACAAAGTTTCGCCGATGCTCACCCCGCCGCTTTCGTTGTCGCCGATGTATGCGACAATAGCCGCTCTGAGCTGGTCTACTCCATCATGGGGGAAGTCCCCGCTGGTAGACAGCCCGACCACTTTCACATAGACAGGTACCGGGTGCGGCCGGTTGAAGTGAATTGCCTTTGTTGCTCCGGAAGCGGTGATAACCTCAATCACTTTCTGGCCGGTCGTCTGTATGCCGGCACCCAGTTCTTTGTAAATGATCTGCGCAATGTCGCTGTCCAGACCGCCGTAAACAACAGCTTCAATGCTGTGCGGCGGCAGGCCGTAGTCATCCACATCATCAGTATCATTTTCAAACACCTTTGCTTCCATGATGCCATCAACATTCTGGAGCAGGGCGGCACGGATGCTGTCCGCATTCACGCCGCCGGCATAGTCCACGCTGGCATAGTAGCGGTCGCGGAATTCTTCATCCGTTTC